GATAATCCTATTCCTCTAGGCCATATTCAATCGGAGACGTAACTACCGATTTGTGTGCAATGATGCACGGCCAAAACACCAATCAAATCGTTAATTTGTATGGTCTTTATAATCGTGCCGCACGGCAAATTCTTTTAGATGTCGACCCGCAAGAAACTAAGCGCATAACACCGTTTGTAACACCTATCTACAACCAGGTATTTGATTACGCCGTCCCTGTTGACCTTAAAGGTAACAAAGTAATCGATATTGCCCCACAGGTTCGTCGTTATCCGTCTGATAACTGGCTACAACAGTACAACCAGTTTTTTGATCAGCTAAAAACCTCAACGTTGCAGGACATGTTTACTGTCCAGTTTAATTCTGGACTAAAAACCATGCGCATTAGCGCCCCTAACCAGTCGGCACCTATCCCAATCAACCTCGCTACCTCGCCAACTGACGCTAGCGGCACGTGGGTAGTAGGCGGTGGCGCTTCCAATGTCCAGGCTGATTATGTCAACTGGGTTGCTGGTGGTAGCTCATTGGTTTTTAACCTTGTTGCTGGCCAAACCACAGGCTATTTGGAAAATTCCACGATGCAGGCTCAAGATTTATCGGCTTATCTCAACCAAGCCACTCAGTTTTTGTACACCTACCTGCCTTCTTCGACTGCTGTGACAGCTGTACAGCTTCGTTTCGGGTCTTCTTCGTCCGACTACTACAGTCTCAGTACTTCTGTGACGCAACAAAACACAGTTTTTCAGAATGGTTGGAATTTACTGCAATTCCCTTGGGCAAGTATGGCGGTTACTGGCTCGCCTGACCCGTCTTCAATTACCTATTGTCGTGTTACTTGGACGTATGACGGGACATTGCAAACCGCTGTGCGCTTAAACGATATTGTTTCGACTCTTGGCACTATTTTGAACCTCGAATATTACTCAAAATACTTATTCCGCGACTCAGTAACAGGCGCTTTTCAAGAAAAAGTTACGGACAACACCAATCTTATTAACCTCGACGTAGAATCTTACCCGCTTTTTTTGAATCAAGTGTGTTATCAGGCATCTCAACAGCTTCAGGGACGTGACGCGCTTATGTTTGATGCTAATTATTTTGCTCAGCAATACAATGAGAATCTCGCAAGATACAAAAGCATGTACAAAAGCGAGGTTTCTAAACCGTCTTCACAGTATTACCAACCTTCGCGCACTCAGTATGGCACTGGAATGGCTCGCGCGCGTTATGGCTACTAGCTTATGGCAATTGCACGTCCAAAATCACAAAGAAGTACCCAGGCCAATGATTTTAGCATCATTAAACATTCAGGGCTTGGGTATCGCCACCGCGAAGACATAACAGACCTCCCACCAGGCGTGCTTGTTGTTGGCTCTAAAAACTGCTTAACCAACACCTCTAATCGTTGGGCAGCTCGTAAAGGCTACACGCTTGATGGTCAAGCAAGTACCGCCATAGCTCCTATCCTTGCCGCCTATGACTGGGAGCGTCATGTAGGCGATTTTCGCCACCTCAGAGCTGGCTTTCTGACATCAGCAGGCAATGATGGAAAGTTGCAATACAGATATGTAGCCGCAGCAGGTGACAAATGGATGGGCAATACATTTACCGCTGGGCAAGTGTATTGGATTGATTTAATGACTGGTCTTACTTCGGTCAATTTTAATTTTGATACGTTTTGGAACACTACTGAAAGCAAAGACGAGCTTCTTTTTGTTAATGGGTCTTCAAACATCTACCAATGGTCTGGTGGTGTGACCACTATGGCATCGGCCACAGTAAACACTATCACCAAAACTGGTACAAAAAGCTGGGCAGAAGAAGGATTCTTTCAAGCTCTTGTGGGCAGGTCAATCACCATTAACGGAGTAACTGCAACCTACACAGGCGGCGAAGGGACAACAACTCTTACAGGTGTTTCCGTTGATTTTTCAGCTGTAGCTGCAAACACAATTGTCCAACAAACCGTTACGACCAAGGCGATTCATTATCGGTTCAAACGAGAGATACGCCACATCATTTTTAATTTTTGTTACCCAAGCCTGGCTTTGAGCGGCTTGCAAACCTGTTGTTTTAAGCCTTTGAACAGTTAGCTGCTCAGCGGTTAAATCAGCACTTAAAGTAAACTGGGTTTGATAGGCCTGATCTTGGCCGGCAAAAATAACCATCTCAGATTCTTGCGGGATAAACGCGTTTGGAGTCCCATCAAGCGTAAGAATTGCGCCCTCTCCGACAAGTCGAACTGGTGCGGTAAAGCTGTAATCTTTAAAATCATTCACCTTAGAAACATATATTTGTCGGTCGGTCAGCGACCCAATATAAATTTGATTTTTTAAATTGGAAATAAGCGCGTTTTTAAATGCAGCTGGTAAACCAGTGATTGTTGAGTTGGCGCTGGTCGTTACGGTTTGTTGAACGATTGTGTTTGCAGCTACAGCTGAAAAATCAACAGAAACGCCCGTAAGAGTTGTTGTCCCTTCACCACCTGTATAAGTTGCGGTTATTCCATTAATGGTAATTGACCTACCCGCGAGAGCTTGAAAGAAACCCTCTTCTGCCCAACTTTTTGTACCAGTTTTGGTGATAGTGTTTACTGTGGCCGATGCCATAGTAGTTACGCCACCAGACCACTGGTAGATGTTTGAAGACCCGTTAACAAAGAGAAGTTCGTCTTTGATTTCAGTGGTGTTCCAAAACGTATCAAAGTTAAAATTAACTGAAGTAAGACCAGTCATTAAATCGATCCAATACACTTGCCCAGCAGTAAATGTGTTACCCATCCATTTGTCGCCTGCTGCAGCTACATACCTGTACTGCAGCTTCCCGTCATTGCCTGCCGACGTCAAAAAACCAGCTCTAAGGTGCCGAAAGTCTCCCACATGACGCTCCCAGTCGTACGCAGCAAGAATCGGAGCAATAGCAGTACTTGATTGCCCATCGAGTGTGTAACCCTTGCGGGTAGCCCAGCGGTTTGAGGTGTTTGTCAAACAATTCTTAGACCCAACAACAAGCACACCAGGTGGTAAATCTGTTATATCTTCTCGGTTACGATACCCAAGCCCAGAATGGCTGATAATACTAAAATCATTGGCTTGAGTATTTTTTGGTGATTTTGAGTGCACAATCGCCATATTTTAGTAGCCATAACGCGCGCGAGCCATTCCAGTTCCATACTGAGTGCGCGAAGGTTGATAATATTGTGAAGATGGTTTAGAAACCTCACTTTTGTACATGCTTTTGTATCTTGCGAGGTTCTCATTGTATTGCTGGGCAAAATAGTTAGCATCAAACATAAGCGCGTCACGTCCCTGAATCTGCTGAGATGCCTGATAACACACTTGATTCAAGAAAAGCGGGTAAGATTCCACGTCGAGGTTAATAAGGTTGCTGTTGTCGGTGACCTTTTCTTGGAAAGCGCCTGTTATTGAGTCGCGGAATAGGTACTTTGAGTAATATTCGAGGTTTAGAATAGTGCCGAGAGTCGAAACAACATCATTTAAACGCACTGCAGTTTGTAGTGTGCCGTCATATGTCCAAGTAACTCGGCAATACGTGATAGAAGACGGGTCGGGCGAGCCAGTAACCGCCATACTTGCCCATGGAAACTGCAACAAATTCCAACCGTTCTGAAAAACCGTATTTTGTTGTGTTACAGAAGTGCTAAGGCTGTAGTAGGCGGACGAAGAAGACCCAAAACGAAGTTGTACGGCTGTTACAGCAGTTGAAGACGGTAGATAGGTATACAAAAACTGAGTAGCTTGGTTGAGGTAGGCCGATAAGTCCTGAGCCTGCATGGTTGAGTTCTCAAGATAGCCTGTTGTTTGGCCAGCAAGAAGGTTAAATACTAGTGAACTACCACCAGCGACCCAATTAACATAGTCGGCTTGCACATCCGAAGCTCCACCACCCACCACCCATGTACCGCCCCCGTCTGTTGGTGAGGTAGCGAGGTTAATTGGAATAGGTGCTGACTGATTCGGGGCGCTAATACGCATGGTTTTGAGCCCAGAATTAAACTGGACAGTAAACATGTCTTGAAAGGTCGAGGTTTTCAGCTGGTCAAAGAATTGGTTGTATTGTTGTAGCCAATTATCAGACGGGTAACGACGAACCTGCGGAGCAATATCAATTACCTTATTGCCTTTAAGATCAACAGGGACAGCATAGTCAAATACTTGGTTGTAAATTGGCGTAACAAACGGGGTTATGCGTTTAGTTTCTTGCGGGTCAACATCTAAAAGAATTTGCCGAGCGGCACGATTATAAAGACCATACAAATTAACGATTTGATTGGTGTTTTGGCCGTGCATCATTGCACCCAAATCGGTAGTTACGTCTCCGATTGAATATGGCATAGAGGAATAGGCTTATCCCGCCTCGTATAAACGAAGCGAAGAAGACTACTGAGAAATATCTTGCCAGCGAGTACCGTCGAAAATAAGCGTTACGAGCGAACCTACAGCGTAGGCAGCCGCGATATTGTTGGCTACGTTCAAATGGCTTTTAATCGCGTCAGTACCATGACCATTTAAATTGAGGGTATTTGCGCCAGCCTGGAGGGTGTGAGCCAAGAGGATAGTAATCTGTAACCCAGCAGCAACGGGCACTGCGGTGCCTGCGGAATTAAGTAAGGCACCGACAATAGCGTTGTTCGCGCCTGTTTCGGTAGCAACATAGTTTGTTACCTGTGTTTGAGTGTTTGCACCAGCCGAAACAGCGAGGCCACTCCATACAGGTGAAGCCGATGTGCCAATGTTCTGGTACACAGCTTTTACGCCTGTCCCAGAATCGGTTTGAGTGATAAGACATCCATGCTCAAAAACATTTGCAGTTGTTGGCGGGGTGCCCGTACATTTGGCAAGCATTGCCAACTGGCTCTGTGAAGACGGGGCGTTTTCAGCTTCCGTCAAAGCGATCCAGCAAGTTGAAGAGATTGGAGAATAAAAATTTGCAGACATAATTTTCTGTTATCCCAAAGGGTGGGGACAAATTGTCACCACCCTTTTTGGCTTAGATTAGCTTAAACACCAGTCGAACCAACTACACCAGAATAGTCTGGAACAAAGTATGATTCACGGAAGTTACCCTGGTAGTTGTAAGTACGGTTTGTTGAGTTCTGCCATGGGGTAAGAGCAGTCTCGATACCCTGACGGATCAAACGAGAGAAAGAATGGAACTCAGTCATCAAGAACCAAGCAGTAGCAGAGCCACCAGCAGCCAAACCGAGGTAAGGACTCGAGTAAACTTTGATGCCGTAAGCTGAGCGCCAGACGTTGAGCGCGTTGTTAGCGTCATCAGCAACAAGGGCGGATTCAGTTTCTTGGATTGCTTTCATGAACAATTCTGGGGGAACAAGAAGGTACGCCGGGGTACCACCAATAACATTACCTGCCTGATCAACCTGTGTGCGAAGCGCAATCGTGGCGCTGTTCAACGTAAGATTGCTCAAAGCACCAGAAACAACGTTAGATGTCGTGCCACCACCGATAAGAGGGTGAGCAGCGTTGATAGCAGAAACACCATCAGCAGTTAAAGTCGTAGTGAACGCATTGCGGTACAACCCGAAAGCGTTGCTGTCTTGTGTCAAGCGAGCTTTACGAGCAAACTCTTTAACGTTCTGCGACCAAACTTGGTGCATGTTGTCATCGAAAAGATCTTTCGAGATCGGCATCGAGTTTGCGTAATCGCCAACAAGAACCGTATATTTGTTGGTAATCTGCGGAGTGCCTTGTGGAACCTGTTGGATTTCACCAATTTTTGGCCAAAAGCCAACTGGTTTGTTGATCTCACCAATGTACGCTGCACGATCGATGTTCATTTGTTTAAACAACGCGCCAGTAGTAGCGGTGGCGATGCCTGGAGTGCCTGCATCGTACGAAAAAGCTTGGTAAAACACGTCATCAAGCTCGGTTTGTACGACCGCAAAATTATTACTTTCTAAAAACATATAAGGTTAAGTATGGGTGATTGAAATAAGCGTTTTTAACCTTAGCGTTTTATGATTTTACTAAGCGAGGTAGTTCAAACCTTTGCGGAAAGAAATGCGTACCTTGCCTGGATATTTTGCGATGTCGAGAGGCTCAACAACACAACCGTTGTTTGCGCTGTCTGAAGCGAGGGCGGTGTAAACACCAGCAGTCAAATCGAGCAAGATGCGTTTTCCAACAAGAGCGTCGTATTCAGCTTGAGTGTCCCAAGTAGCAGCAACTTTTGGAGAAACCAGCCATGTGGAATCGTTGTCAAAAATGCGCTGTACGTCGACGTAACCGTCAACTGAAGCGGTTTCTGTTGAGAGGCTCGAAGTGATGCCTGCAACGTAATCGGTGCCTACTGTTGGCATGTTAGTAGCCATAGCAACGACGTAACGCTGACCAAGGGCTTTAGTTACTGGGATACCAGAGGCAATAGAGCCAGCTGATCCAGCCTGTACCAACTCTGGTTTAGAGCCAGTAGCTTCGTTAATTTGATCGTACGAGAGAAATTGTGGCTGAGGAGTAGCCATATAAAATTTAAATGATTAGTGCACTCGCGCGGCCATCAAGTTTTTTTTCAGTAGAGCAATTTTAGAGTCACTCCACTTCGCGGCTTTCAACTCATCGAGCTGCGCGGGCGAAAGAATGTTGTCTGGTACGTCTACCGTGGCGTCACCTGAAATTGATGCTGAACTTTTTAACTGACTGCGGTTTGCGAGAGCTAATTTAGCTTCTTTAAGTTCTTTTGCTTGCTGCCGAATCTTTTCCTCTAGCGCGGCCTGAGCTTGCAACACTTTATTGGCTGCAAAACGTTCTTCGAGCTTTCGGTCAAGTTTGGCGTCAAGATCTTCTTCGACATCTTCAGGCTCAGAGATTTTTCCCTTTGCTTTCAACATGCCTTTGCGATAGTTGTCGCGCTCTGCCTCGACTTTCTTTAGATTGTCGAGCAAAACACTCACCATCTCTAATTCGTCAGCCCCGGCAGCCTCGGGCTGTTTATTTTCAACTGCACTGTTCCCTGCGGCAGCGCCAGGGATTGATTCAACTGCCCTTACGTCTTCAGCCATAGATTTAAATGCTTGGTAGCATCAAAGATTAAAAAACGAACCTGGTTGAGAGGTTCGTTCCAATGATGGATAATCCGGTAAACGCTAAGCAAACCGGTGTCACCCAGCATTGGAATAAAGCTCCCAATGTGCTTAGCGTTTTTTGTGAGTTGTTAAGTATTGTTAGCCCACTTTTTTTTCGGTGTTTTCGATCGGAATATACTCAAGCTCTCCAATTATTTCTCCATCATTATTTTTAGTAGACACTATTGGCTCACGAAAACACTCGTCTAGAGCTACATTGATGCGATTCATGTGCAGTGCGTGTTCGTAACTCATAATTTTTCTATTAAATCAACAATCGATTTTTGTATCCCGAGATTATGGATCATCATTTTTCCAGCTAGTACTTGTTCCCAGTCGGTGCTAGAGAGCACAGCTTTTTCGATCGCTTTTTGTTTGATTGTTTCTTGGAAAATTTGCCAGAGTTGCAACTGAGATAAAACTTTTATTTCAGTTTTTAAATTTTTTACTTCTTGTTCGGTGAATGATCGGCCACCGATAAGCGCTCTACCGTTTTGTGACTGAACGACTTGATGCGGATTTACTAGCCAGTATTCTTTAATGTATTGTTGTTTAAGCTCTTGTTCGCGAGCGGCTACGTATTCCAGAGCATTCTTTTTGTACCCATCCAGCAATCCGCGCTCGTATGCTTCGTTAATTTGTTTACCAGCTCTCAGGCTCACTAGGTAATTTTTGAACTGCTTTGTTTTTTTCTTCCAAAAATTCTTTAACTTCATCTTCATAGCGTTTGCTTATTTGATTTAAAGCATGTTGCCAACCGATCTTGTATCCGTCCCCAAACCCTTGAACGTTTCGGTCTTGTCCGAAGTCTACGACCTCCTCACCAAACCAGCGCATCATCAGTTTGTATTTGAGACGCTCCCACCATGTGGTGAGTTCAACGTCTTGTTTGCGGCAGGAAGTGCATTTCATACTATTTGTTTTTAATAATTTCTCTTTCCCCAGCAAGTAGAGCGGCCATAGTTGGGTTTGTGACTGCTTCAACTGGTAAGATAGGTGGCATATTTTGGATATGACCTGTTCCGCCCGCGCTCCCACCTGCACCACCAATGCTTGCTTTCACTTCAAACGTCTGAACCATCTTAACAGTTACGCTTTGTATGTCTGGGTAGCGCGCGAGAAGGGATTGTAGCTCGATTTTGAATTGGTCGTTCATACTACTTTTTTAATCCTTCTTCGCGGCGCTTGATAACTGTATCGGTCATGTTAGTGAGGTTTTTTACCGTCTCAACAACCTGTGCTTTATACTCTTCTACTTCGTGGGCTTTCAGTTTAGCGTCACTAGCTTCGCGTTCGGCGATTTCTTTAGCTTCGTCTTCCTGCAATTTGATAGTAAGCAGGTTAAGTAGGCCAAACAAATCATCTTCTTTTTTTTCTTTCAAATATTCTTGCAGTCTTTGTACGGTAATGAGCGCCAAATCTTCGTGGGTGTAGCCATCAGTTAAGACGGTATTGTCTTGAACGACGGTACCGCCTGAGCGCGGAAGGTTGAAGATTTTAACGATCTTCATGCGCTGGGACATTGGAATCTGGAGCCACTGAGGAATTGTGAGTTGAGGGGTAAGCATAGCGTTTTAGCGATTCATGGCCTGTTGGCCTAAGTTATATTTATTCTGAGGTTGTGGTACGACAGGAGATTTCGTGCCAAACATACTTTCATTAAATTTCGGCATTTCAGCGGGTTGCGGTAGTTGTTGGCCAGCCATGTTGAGCATGCTTGGCATAGGCTGCGCGGCGGGCATTCCTGGCTGTTGTTGCTGCTGGATGTATTTTTTTGGATCTCGGCGCGTCGTTGGCGTAGTCTGCAAAATCAATTCCCAGATAGATTCTTGGTTAGCGATTGGGTTCTGTACGCCGCGGTCGTAGACCTCAAGGTTGTACGCGCGTTCTACATCGTCACTTAGCGGGTTCATTACGTCTGGGTTGACGAGAGTCTGGAACTTCAAGTTGCGGAATACTTCTGGATTTACCAGAGCAAGCTCTGTGTCCGATGTCAAGCCGCCTTGACGTTCAAGAATGTCGTAGCTGGTGTTTAAAACTTCCTGCTTGCCCATTTTGTCAGGCAAGGAGTTGTCGAATACGATATGACGTACCTTGTTTTTGCCATCTATTTTTTTAGGCACTACAAAAGTTTTGAAAATAAGCTCTGGATTATCAGTGATTTTTTGAGCGTCAGCAATGGTTAGATACTGCAAAGCATCGCCGACCCAGAGGGTGCCGAGCTGTTTAACAAAGCTCCCGACCATGTTGACAAACAGACCAAGTACGGTGTTGCGCTCTTGTTCGCGTTTGCTGATCTCGTAAGCAGTAGCAGCGCCAGCATTTTGTGGGCTAACTGGTTGTTGGCCGCTAGTATTGATACTTTCTTCTACTTTGCCAAGAGCTTCTAAACCAACCTTAATGTCGATGCCAGATTCAAGAGCTTGCAGCTTAGAGTTAGGATTAGAAAGCGTGGTGACTTTGCCCGGAACAACAACGTTTTGATCTTCAAGTTCATCACCGATAACAGCGTAGGCAGGGAAGAGGTTAAGATACGTACGATCAATAATCATCGGGTACAACGTATTGATGATATTGGCGTCCTGCATGAGCTTGAACGCTGTAGATTTGTAGTAAAAACAGCGGTTATTGATCGGCTCAAAACCAAATTTGGTGAACGGATAACGCTTGTCATTGCGCGGGTTAGGATTGTCATAACGACCAATCATAACACCGTTTAACATGCGTATTTTTAAGTCTAAACGACGATTCCAGTACGTAACCAACTCACACATGTACGGGCGCATGTTGTAGTCATACACCTGATAGAAGGTGGCGTTAGCGTCGTTGTAAAGAATCTGCATGCCTGGGGAGACATACTGAAAATTTGGATCATCCCCAAACATGGCTTTGGCGGTCTCATAAGAGATAACTTGACGCCAAATAAGCCAGTTTTGTTTCTGGATATTTGGTTCAAAAAAGTTTTCAATAAACAGCTCATCAGGGCTAACAACTTGAGCTTTAAAGCCCGAAAGCACGTCATCGATGATAGTTTCCTCCCTATAACTACCATCGGCGTTCTGTTCGCGCTTCACCGTGCGCTCGACTTCGTTGTATTCAACGTGGACGAATGACGCGGGGTTCACAAGCGCGGAGAGTACCGCGTAGAGCGCGACCATCGTGTAGTCAGCTTGCTCACCAATGTATTCTAGCAAGTCGCTCATCACTTGTGCTGCTTCTTTCTGTACTTCACTCGACTCATTGTGCGCAACGATGTGAGGAAAGATAAGGCGCGCGGTCGCGTGAGCGGCGATACTGATACACTGATTGCGGACGATCGGGCGCAGCGCGCGTGAGTGCCAAGACTGAGAATCGCCTTCGTACGGCTGACCGTTGTTCGCTTGGTAGGTGTTAAAAGCCATCTGATCGACCATAGCACGCTGGATAACGGCTAAGTCGTTAAATTCCTGTCGGGGCGTATACATGTTCAGGTAGCCGAGCGTGAAGTGCTTGAGCACCATATCACGCACTTGTTTCTCTTCATCGCTCGGACGATACCCCGAAACAGGATCGGCTTTTTCGCCCATCTGTTCTTTGATGCGGATTGAGAGTGGTTCAATTGATCGCGTTGTTTCGTTGTATTTTCCGACGATAGACATATTTTTAAAATTATTTGCAATCTAGGGTCAAAGATTGAATTACTTTTCAACTACCTGATTTTTTCCCACTTCCTCAAAATCTCTAATTGACATTTCGTAGAGCCAATTACTGCTCTGACTGAAACAATCCTTTACGAGGTCTTTAACGTACTTGATTCTTTTTTCGTCGTTAAACGTAGCATCTACTACGGTGAGAACTTTACCTTGTAAGTGCTTTAGAATACTTAGTACTCGATAAGCATTTAAAGGTTTTTCGTCACCCGTAAACATTTCATCAACTATTGGTTCGATGGTTTCGGTATTTCCGAGAGTATCAACGCTTTGAAGCTCTCCTTTTTCGTAAGCTTCCTCAGCCATTCTATCGATCTCGTCCATGCCATGTTCATCTTTTGGCATTTTGTCGAAATCAATACTACCATCTTTTTTTAGCGGGTAATCTTGGACAAGATCACCTAAATTTTTATCGGACATAACACAATTAACATAACTTGACCCTAGGTTGTAAAGAACTTTTAAATCGCATCAGGATCATCATTGATCGTCATCGTCATGCTGCCGTTACGCGTGTACGCTTCGGGCTTAACGACGGTCTTAACGTTGAATTCTTTCTGAATTTCTTCGGCGTATTTAGCCATGTGAGGCGGCACAGCAATCTTGGCGTATCCGCTCGCCCCCTCAGGGGAATGGCGGAAATGCTCAAGGCGCTGTGCAATCTCAGAACGAGTAAGTTTTTCGCCAGGTTGCATCCCGTAAGAAAGTGAGCCCATACTAACGCTTCTTAGGTTTCTTAGCCGCGCTAATATGCTCAACACCAATATCTGCTAAAATATCGCTAGCTAAAGCAAAAATAATATTGTATAAAGCGACTTCTGTCCCGAAAGATTTTTGTTCTACTTCAAATTGTTTGATGGTTTGTTTGGTGAGTTTCATAGAGCGTTTTAAATTTTAATATGCTGTAAATAATTAGTGCTGTAGCTAACAAATTCTTGTTTGCGCCTCTTCTTCTCTGGGTCGCTGAGGCGGTGACCAACCCCGAAGTAGCGGAACGCGTCAGCGGCATGGGACGACCAATCGTGATACGGGGAGTTTTTGTACTCCTTACGCTTCTCGTCGTACTCCTTGTGGTAGTTGCCAAGAGCATTCAAGCCTTGCTTGCACTTCTCTTCATCGAACCAGCACACAGGAAAGATCATACGAGCGGCATTAATGCCGTCATCAATGGGAATATTCGCTACCATGCGAAATTTGATGCCGAGTTTAGCCGCAGTCTCAATACGAGAGACCCCGCTACCCATTTCTCGGACTGCTAGGTCGTGGGGGCCGTTATGCGTTCCGTAAATGTACCCACGTTCTTGCAAGACCTTGGCATAGAAAGGAAACCCTTCACCTGACGCCTCGTAGTAATCGATAACACGGATACTCTGCCCATGGGTCTGAGTGAACCAGATAGCTGTAGCGTCTCCGACTCCCAAGTCCCACCAGGTATCTACGGGCAAACGGGGCTCGTAAGGAACCTTACCGATACGCTTCTCTTGCTCTGCTTGTCGGAGCGCATTGGCGTAGTAAGCGCCTTGTACAGCAGCATCGAATGAGCAATAGTATTCCTGCAAGAAAAGCGAGTCATCACCGTACTGCTGGAACATTTCGCGCTTCTCTTGGGCAAGACCTACCGGATCGATAACGTGAGTATCATCGACCGTAAGCACCTCACAGTACCAATTCTCTGGGTCGTTCTTGGCGGTCTGGTATAAGTCAAACCCGTGATTCATGCGCCCACGGGGAGTGAAGTTGAATACTGCCCAACCGCCATTTTCTCGTAAGATAGGACGGAGAAAGCCCCAGGCGCGAGGATCTTGTAGTGGGTACTCAGAAAACACACAGCCTACCGGGTTAGTACCCACTAAGCTATCAATGTTATCTGTCCCAATAATTTGAAAGATCGAACCATTTTTTAATTCAATGAGCATGTTCTGATTGTCGGTACGTTTGCGTAGCTCTTCGGGAATGTGATTCAAAAACTTGAAACCATCTTTATCCATACCGTCCCAGAGAATTTTCTTGCCCTGGGCGTAGGTGGGAAAGAGGTAGTAGTACGTCCCGACACGACGGAGCATTTGAGCGACGGTGAGGTTAAGACACGTCTTATCCTTGCCTGAACGACGATGCGCTATCCAGACTGCTCGCTTCTTCCCACTCTCCATCGCTGCCAAGAAGGGAAGTTGATACGGACGAGGCTGGTAATTGTACGGTATTTGGAGCTGTGAGGGCTTCTGGCTGCGTTTGTTTGGCAAGTTGGGCATAAGACACGACATTGATATGAACATCCCCGCTAACGCGAGCGTCGAGCTCTTGGCGATCAGACCACCCAGCGTTCTTGAGCCAGAATATCTCGGCTGCGCCTCCCTTACCAGCAAGGAGCTGACGTTCGACACGGTCTTCAATCTTTGTGCGCGCCCACTCGACGATAGGATGAAAACCATCGAACTCAGGACGATCTCGATCGCCATACCGGTAGAGCGCTTGACGAGTCATCCCGAGAAAGAGCGCTAAACCGCTAACTGTCCATTTTTCTTCGGGGATGGTTTCGAAGTACTTGAGCGTTGCTTGCTCGAACGTTTCGGGAGTTTCAAATATGCGAGCACGCGAATAGAAACTATCGGAAGACATATTATTTGCGTTTCCGCTGAGGCTCATTGCCCTTAACACGGAGCTGACCTTCCGGCGAAAGTTTTGCCCATTGTTCTTGACTGGCGGCTTTGCCGCGCGTCTTGGACTGGGCGAGATCGCCGACGATGATGCGTTTGATCGACATAGGACGATGATTAAGATTTGGTAAAAATTTAGACCCTGAAATTCTTAGACCCCCCACCCCATAAATTTCGGGTGTACCGGTGGGTGCACCACCCCCACCCTACGGATTAGCACTCTTAGTGTGTGAGTGATAAGGCGTGAGAAGTACTGCTATTAGCCCCTAACTAGGCACAGGACGCGAGATAAGGGGTTAGGATGATAGATTCATCGTCTCGTGCCTTTGCGCCTCTAATAGAGGCATGAACAAGTATCAACTGCGTATAGTGTATATTATACCCAGTTCTTACGATGAAAGAAAAACGCTAAGATTAGCGTTTATTTCTTAAATTAGGCCATCGCGAGCAACTCTTTTTTGAGCTGCAGGAAAATTTTTGACAGCTTTTGTGTTTTTAGTGCGCTCTTGACGAGCCTCATAAGCATCAATCAGATCTCCTGGCTGAGCGCTAGACTTCTTCACACGGAGCTGAGAATAGAGACCTTTGCCCATATAAGGTTATTTCTTTTTTGCTTTCTTAACGGTTTTCATGACTTTTTTAATCATCTTCATATCTTCTTTTTTATCGCTATGCTTAGCCATTTTTTTAGATTTCATCTTCATAAAATAATGTTAAAACGTAAATACGTTGTTGTGCATATGAAGTGAGGAGACGATTCACATGCGCAACACACCGCTACGCGAGTCTGCTGAGCTTATCAAGCCTTACAGCCGTGAGCGTTGAAGCTCAGTCCTTTCGGACTTCCCAACAACGTCTATACGCTTTATTACGCATAACAGAGCACTAATTTCGTTTTTCGTCAATAGATGATTTTAAAAATGTAAAGCCGCCTTTACATCCCAGAAATAAAGACAAAAACAAAATAACGTACTAAGTTAGTACGTTAATACGCTTAAGTCGCGAAGGTCGTTCAATGCGTTCAAGTCGTGAGAATCGTGAGAATCGTCCAAATCGTGAGAATCGTCCAAATCGTGAGAATCATGAGAATCACTAGACTACGTCCTAGTACTCTACGTACTCACATTACGTATCATACGAGCAATACGATAGGATACGATGCTATACGCTCTAGTACGATACCGATACGTTATATACGTTATATACGTTATATACGTTATATAACGTTAATACGTATAGACGATAGCGATACGTATCATACGATGCGATACGTATATACGTTATAACGTTATAATACGTTATATAACGTATATATACGTATACACGTACATAATACGTATTATCTTTATTTCATTTTATCTTTCGGGCGCTTTAATGCCCTGCTAAATCTTGGCTAATCTTACGTTAATTAACGTTATGTGGCGAGTTATCCACATCTGACTGGACAAGCCTGCGCAAGCTTGATATTATATATACATCGAGAGCAGCTTAGCTCTCAGAACATAACGAATATGAGACCATTCTCTTCTTACTACGAAGAATTTCTTTTACAAAAAATCAAAGTCAAAAACCAAATTGAAAAGATTGAACGCGTAATGAACGAAACCGATCTAATCACTGGTACACTTATCGCAAAAAAATACTGGCGTTTAAAAATAGAACTTAGTTATCTGGAAGACGCTATGGCTTTAATTCGTGGTTAATCTTCCTCTACTCCATCCCTATGAACAACTTACAAGCTCAATACGACGTACTATCCCACCAAATCAACAGCACTACCAACCAACAGGTACAAGATGAACTCGTCGAACAACAAGAACGCCTCTGTGCCGAGGCTGATGAACAAGGATTAACGATCACACTCTAACATCTCTACTCCGCCCCTCACTCTGTGGGAGGCGGGAATAGGGAGCTCTAGCTCTCCGGCCTGACCACTCAGGCCACCACGATTCCGGCGCTTGCCGGGACGAAAAAAAATAGTATGTACAAACTCAACGGACAAGAGATGACGAAGGAACAGGTAGAGGTATATGCCGAAGCGCACGGTAAGCATATCGACTGGGACAACGTTATCATCGAAGATGAAGGCGAGCTCGTCGAAGCTGAGATCATCAACCCCGAGAACGACCAAAAGACCACCTACGCGATCATCCGCGCCGAAGACGAAGCGTACGAAGATGCCAAAATACAGCTCACACTCACAAGCCGCTACCATGACTGGCACAACACCGTCGCCGACAAGCTCGCCGAGAACATCCAGACATACCAGGAGGAGAAGGAGAAGCTCGAAGATGGTGACGAACTGCCTTACTATGCTGAGATCAAGGACGATCTGATCGAAGAATACAATAAGCTCGTCGCGATCATTAACGAGTATGGAGACATGTCGTCGATCACGCGCGAAGCTATCGAAGCCGGTGAGGTTGAACCAGATTCGATCGGATTCCCTCTCTAGTATGCCCACCATGACGATCAACGGTCGGGAGTGCCATGTGCACTTCCGACCGAATCCGGAGGTAAATAAGCGCGACTACATCCCCGAGCTGGCCGAGTTGTTCATCGAAGATGAATACGTGACATTCTTCCCGGTGTATCTGTATTGGCACGATGACACTGATGATCCAGAGTGTACTGGCGAGGTTATAACCGCTACACTGAGCGAAGCGCGCGAACGCGCTGCTAAAAAACTAATTTCTGAAAATGTTTAAAAAAATATGAGACTTCTTGAAAAAGCCAAAGCCGCCTCGGCGGATAAAGATCTGTACCCAGCAGACGAAGAGATGATCGAAGTTGCTCTTGCATGGGTGCATGGAGAAGTAAGTCTGCGACAGGTCGCCCACGCCCTTACGGACGGAAAAAGTAAAAAAACTACTAACGGATTTAAGTATACAGTCTACGCTCGAATCGCCTGCGCTCTCCGCCAGTACATCATCGACAAAAAACTCTAAAATCTTATGCTCTGCTCCAGTATCGAACATGTCTTAATTGTAGCGATTAAGGCGACGGCGGTTGTTCTCGTAGTTTACTTCATTTTTCGCGACGATTCCAAAAAATAGCCACCTACTTCCCCATTCAGCAACAAGCTGGGTGGGGAGAATAGGGAGCGATTAGCACCCAACACTCAATCAATATGGAACAAATTCTTTTTAACCTAGCAAATATCCACTTAATGAATTTTTGCAAAGAAAATAATATAGATTGTAGCGGTTCACACGTACAAAAATTAAAACGAAAATTTAACTATAATCTTTTGTCGAGCTCAAACGAACTTATCGCCTCTATTACATTTCATAAAAATCAAATTCCTACCTACCAATTAGCTAAATAAATATGCCTTGCCGAACTTGCATCAAATTCCATCTTTCAAGCCATGTAATAGAACCCAAGAACTATGCGTCAGAACTCGCTAAGCTAAGCCATAAAAGCTCACCGCGCAATCCCAAGCTTTGCGCTGAATGGGGCAAGCGCGGTGTTGCCGCTAAGCGTAAAAAACAAGAAGAAAAAGCTTATAGAGAGGCTCAGCTAATTGCTGAGTATGTCAAAAAACCAAGCCCGGTGTAAGGCTTGGTTTTTGTGTTGCAGGCGCTTATAACATGCAACAGTGTTTCGTTGGCTGATACGGCTAATGCCAATAAATAATAACTATTTCAGCTACTTGTAGGCACGTCAAGCCCAACTCTCGCCACATCTTTACTACCTTATTGCGGTCGTCGAGCACACACAGCACGTTATATTTGTCCCGTATGTGATTATCAAATATCTCGCGCTTAATGACCGTATCAGGGCGGTTATCGCCTTTCGGGCGCATAAATAAATAGTTATAAGGTATATTGTGGTTATTAAGCCATATTCGCGTCTCCATCTCACAAATTGAATCACGGCCAGAGACAAGCACTACACCTACATTTTGCTGCTCAACAAGCATTCTGAGCACCCTAATAATTTTAAGTATTGGCTTATCGTTAAAGACCTTACCCCAATCATACGCATTCCTATTGCCCTTCTCTGCTAATGTCCCGTCAATATCACAAATCACTACTGTTGGTCTTCCTGGCACATCAGCGTAGAGCTCTATAACAGGCTTGGGCGGCCAATTGAACGACCGCGCCATATCGCGT